AGCCACAATCTGATTAAATTTCGTAGCCTTACCACGCTTACCGGCTCTAACGGATTCTACCGACTTCTCTAATTCTTTAGCCTGAGGAGAGCCGGGGACAGGCTCCATAGATATTACTGGGCGATTCTGGTCATCTGTATTAACAACAACATGGTAGCCTTGAGGGATCGTTCCCATCTGTGGAAGGTTACCTCCTGCAATCTTTTTAATCTCTCCAGTGGCGACGTTTTTTTGGTATTGTGTACCTGAGGGCAACCCAAGGGCTGTCTTTTCATCATCTGTCAAGATTTCATACTTAGTCTGAGGCTTTCTCTGTCGAGCGTCAAACAGAACAGCGGCTCTATTTGTCTCTGGATCAACATTAACCAGAACATCCCCAACCTTGATTGGTTCGTTGGTTTTTCTAACAGCTTCAATTGCATCCTTTGGACTCATTGCCCCGCTTGAAACCAATTGACCTAACTCAGGGTTTTGTGCAGTTACGAACTCTACAGCGGCACTTTGAGCACGTTGTGCTTGAGCTTTTTCTTGCTCTGCTTGACGCAATACCTGTGCTTGCTGTGTGGCCGCTAGGGCTGATTCAGTCATGCCTTGTTCTTGAAACCTTTTAGCCGCCTCAGCAAAGTAACCTGAGGTTCCCATAGGAGCCTGAATGCCTTGCGCTATGGCTTGCCTTTGACGTGCCTGAGCAACCCTAGGGTCTTCTCCGCCAAACGCTCGTCCAATAGCACGTCCAAGGCCAAAGCCTACCCTAGACTCAGGAGTACGCATTTGAGCCATAAACTCCCTGTCTTCGTCACGTATGCGTTGAAGTACCTGAGCAGGAGTTGCACCAAATAATGATAATACTTGATTTCTTCTAGCCATTATAATTCCTTAAAAATATGTATTACCAAATTTCGTTAGAGCATCACCTAAGCCGCTACCAGATGATCCTGAAACAGTTGTATACCCCGGTAAGTCACCACTGCTACTTCCAAAGCCTCCTAAGCCCTCAAAAAGGTTACTAAAGAAGTTTCCTTGTCCTTTACTGCGATCTTGTGCTGAACTAAATAAATACTTATACGGACTCATTGCAATTTCAGCGGCCATAAATTGAGCCTGAGACCTTGCAGTTTCTGCGTCAATACCTAAGTCAATTAGCTGACGCTCCATCTCAGAAATTGACAGACCAGACTGCAACATTCCCTGAGCAAGTTGACCAAGTTGTTGAGCTTCACCTAAGGCTTGCTGACGTGATCCTGCGGCAAGTTTAGCAAGCGTCTGTTGCTGTGCTGTTCCTAAACCAAACACATCAGGCTGAACCATGCCTGATCCCGCACCAGCACCTACGCCTTCACCTGCAAGCTGTAGACCTAAACGCCCTGTACCAAACATACCTTGGCGTAGACGTTCTTCCTGTCTTTCAAACTCAGGTTGAAGAAGTGAAACTTGTTCTTCAAAGACTTCTCTTTCACGCTGTCGTGGGTCAAAAGCGGCTAGTTGTTGAAAAAGTCCTCCAGCACCGCCTAAAGCAGACCCTAAGATGTTTTGATATGCAGGAGCAAGAGCAACACCGTACTCACCTGCCTCAGGGTCTAAAGCGGCTACACCGGAAGTTGTACCAACAGTAACAGGTCTAAAGCGTATATCTTCTGCAAGTTTACTTGCGGCATCAATTGCTTGATTTGCGGCTCCGCCACCATAGTCTCCAAACATTCCACCGCCCAATAATTGTTGCCCTAAGGCCGCGCCTAACTGAGGCTGACCAAAGCTAGTTCCAATGGCTCCTCCAATAATACCTCCTAGTGACATGTGCTTACCTCTTACTGTTTAATAATGTAATTCAGCACTAATGTCGGCTGAATAATGTTGTGTGCGGATGATGCATCTGCGGCGGCTATAGTATCTATTGTGATGCCAGTTGTTTTAGTGTTGGTGTTGGCTGATCTGTTACTTCCACTTTTAGGATTAAGTTGACCTAAAGTTGAACCGGACTCTGTGCCCGAGGTAAATGTTGTTGTGTGGAAGTGTCCCGGATCAGTTAATGTATGACTGTGGCCTTTTTCTCCAGACTCAGCACCTGTTAATAAGTGAGTATTTTCACCACCGGCAGAACCAAGAATTGCTCCATCAAATGCAAATGTCAGTGCAGTATTGTCGGTAATAGTTACTGCAGAGGACAACACAATGTCTGTCTGGCTATTGATCTTAACGACTGTAACTTCACTAGAAATTCCTGTGCCAGTTACTTTCATGCCAAGGACAATTGTACCGCTATTACCATCTACAAGAATGTTTGTGGCACTTGTAAATGAGCCATTGGAATCTGCGGTAGCTGTAGTAGCCCCATTGTCACCTGTTAGGCGAGAAGCCGCAGAGCCTCCCATATCGTCAACACCGGCAATAGTCCGTCCACGGAGATCAGGAAGATTAAACGTAGTAGTTCCATCCCCTACCCCATATGTAGTTCCAATAGCTGTAAACAAGTTTGCATATGTGCTACGACTAACGGCTTGACCAAAACATAAGAACCATCCTGTAGGTGGCGTATGGCCTCCATCTGCTGGGCCTGCAAAAGGTGCAATCATTCCTGATGGAATAGTTACCAAAGCACCTACAGCAGTCTGTACAAATGCCGTAGTTGCTAATTGTGTTGTATTTGTGCTAGAGCTTGCTGTAGGAGCCGCAGGGGTTCCTGTAAATGTAGGCGAGTCAATCATTGCTTTTTCTTCAATAGAATTTTGAATCGCTACAAATTCAGCATTAATCTCTGCACCTTTAATAATTTTATTAGCATTTCCACTAGCAAGATTATCTTTAGTTGCAAAATTAGTCAGTTGCGTATAATTACTCATTAAAGAATCCTACCTTGTTTTACGTATACATCTAATTTTTGAATTGATATTTCTGCACCATCAAGGTTAGCTTCAAAACCAACCTGAAGAATACTACCTGTTCCTGAACCGGGAAGTCTAACAATGTCTGAAATAGTTCCGCTTGTGTACTCAGCAGGAGATGAATCATCGGGAGATGTTGCCCCATTAGCTCCAAACTCAGCAATTCCATATTCTGCAATAGCTAAGTCTTCTAAGACTGCCGGATATGATGTATAGTCATCCGAATAGTCAAAAGCAGACTTAAATATAAAAGATTCACCTACGCCACCAATAACTGTTACGGCAATGCGTTTGAGCATTTTAGTTGTAGTCGAACTACCAAAATCAAAATAATTTGTAAAATATTGAAATGTGTATTGTGAGGTATTGTCATTATATCCAAAGTATTCAGCAAGACCGTCAGTTTGCATAAACAAAACAGAGTTGGCTAAAGATAACATGTTAGTTTGATTCTGAGTATCCCACACCGTAACTCTAAGAGACCCATCTTGCAAAGGAGCGCGAGTATCAAAACAATACACCTGTTTTACATGTGGAAATAACAACAAATAAAATGCATTGTCTTCGGAGTAAACTGATCGAATTTGTTCAACATTCGATGTGGCAGTTAAATCAACAACATCATCTCTTACGTTTTTAGACAGATCACGCATTGGCAAAGACTTTTCTTGAACAACACGTCCAAGGCTTCTTAAGCCATCTTCAGAAAGAAAGAAAATATCAATACCAGTGTTTTGTATACTATCTCTAGCAACACAACCTACGCGACTGATAACTTCAACAAGCCTAAGATTAGCAGGATCAAAAGAAGAACTACCGCCTGTATCATCAAATATTACAATGTTTCTTTTACAAAAAACAATAAACTGTCCATTCTGAGCACCCATGCTAATGATTTCATCAGTGCCGTTGACAAGAATAGCTGATAAATTAATAGAACCTGCGGAGCCTGTATTCCAATCTGCACCATCTAACAGATCAGAAAAATACACAGTCATTTTATCGTAGTAAGAGTTATCACTTGGGTCTTGAATGTCTGCAGTCCACAAGCGTCCATAAGCCGAAAGCACAGTATTACCCGGAGGAGCTTGTGTGCTTCCATTTAAATTTAATCCGTGAAAACTAGAAGCGTCTTCTACGTCTGTAATTGTACCTGCAACAGGGTCATACACCATTGGTTTATAGCCACGCTGAAAGTAATACGCTTTATCATTGAGCGTAGCACATTGCCAGTTACCTTCAGTAAATGTATTGTCAGATGTAGGAGTAATTTCAATAAGTGTTGTAGTGCCTTTGTAAAACTTAGTGGCAGACCATGATAGAATCGTTTCAGTGCCTTCAATATCAATAAACCGATGGGAGCCTAGCAGATTAACCCCAGAGCCGCCTGAGGTCGTTACATAACGCCAACCTTTACGTGCACCTAAGCGTCCATTTTTATCAATAATGCAGTTATTAGCAGTAAGTGCAAAGCCACTTTCAAGCGTAATGCCAGACTCTTGAGTATTTAAACCAAAAAATCCCGGTGCGGCAATACTAAGTGCTTGTAGTTGTTTAGCCATTTACACAACCCATTCTAGTTCTTCAGTGTGTCTTTGGGCATCCTGAGCAATTGCATCATTTAACACACGGGCGGCTGTAGCGTAAGCTGATGAGCTACCAACGCCACCGTCTTCACCTCGCTCTTCAACTGCTTTAGCATAAGCAAGTAACAAAACAGGCAACGATGGACAAATTAACTTATCTGTGTTGGCTACAAGATCGCCCGTGCGTTGGATAATATTAAAGAAAATAGTATAAACACTATCAGGCTTTGGGTATAAATCAACTTTAGTATCTCCATCTGTTGCATCGCCACCGGCAATAGAAGATACACCATTAAAATTATAATATCTAGGATTTCCACTTGTGGGTGTCTGATTTAAATAAAACTGATTAAAATCGTGTTGAGTGCGATATTCCATAAAGTAATCGCCAGTTTGATTAACTACATCCATAACACTAAAGTTATTACCAGTACCCTCTAAGTTATAAGTAAAAATCCCCGTACTTGTCGAAAGCGTCAATGTTTGACGTAAAGCAGACCAGTTCCATGCATTCTCAACTTCAGTTTTAGCATCATTAACTAATACACTAATTAACGTTGAATACGTTGTTTCGTCTTTTGTTGATACTGTACGCTCTCGTAAACGTTTTAAAACATTATTAATAAGGTCAATATATGTCATGAGAATACCTTAGAGTACATATGTACTATTATAGCACATTTTTGGTCAAATGTCAAGTTTACCATTTTTTGCATGACCAGTAACGGGCTGTAAGTTTACTTGGAGGGCTTGTGTCGCATCTGTGACGTGCTCTAAAAGACTTTCTGCGTTTGGGTTGGTCTTTTTTAATAGTCATGTTAGGATCACCAAAACGTATAGTTTTAATTCTATCACCTTCTTTAGCAACCACTACAAACTTTTTAGAACCTCCCGGAGTGCGCTTAGGTTTATTGTAACCTGAAACACCGGCCCGTGCAAGTCTAGGGTCTTTTTTCTTAGCCATTACTTTTTTTTCCAGTTAACACGTTTAGAAGACGTTTTTTTCTTCATAGCACTTTTAGCTCCTCTGGCTTTGCATTGAGCCATTGTAGGCCTACACGCCGGATAACTTTTACGTCTATCCTTAGAACCGGAGCGACCACAAGGCTTCCCTGTCTTGCAGTCAACCCAACCTTTGCCTTGATTTTGACTAAACCATTTTTTAAGTGAAGCGCCCTTCTTACTTTTTCTTACGGCCACTTTTGTTTCCCCAGTTTTTTGCTCCAACTTTTCGGCACTTTGCTACAGCCCCTGAAGCATATGCTGAAGGCCAAACCTTATAACGAGCTTTGACCTTACGAGCACAGGCATCATTTGCTTTTTTTCGTTTTGCTTTTGCCACGTCTTAGTTTCCTTAAATCAGCACCAGTAATTTTATTTCGTGGAGAAGCTAATGCCGCTAGCTTTTTTTGTTTGGGACTATACTTTGAGTACGGCATTATGCTTTAGCCTTCTTTTTTGCTGTAGATGACAGTTCATTAAAATGATATAATCTTTTAGAGTTTTTAGTGTGACGCATACCAGAATGTAACTGACCATTTGGCATTTTATGCATACCGCCTTTGTGTTCTGTGCCGTCCCTAAAGTAATGCTTTACACCTTTAGCCATGCTTACCTCTTCCGTTTTGTTGGCTTAGTCATGCGAGGATACTTTGTCCCCGGCATACCTGTTTTCTTTTTAGTGGTAGACTTTTTTTTCATTCCGTATCCCATTCCATATCCCGGCATTATTTTTTCCCCATCATATCCAT